CAGCTAGGTACGCGCACGGCTACAGGGGGGGTGGCCCAAGGGCCTGCCTCGAGCATGGCCCAGAAAACAGGCTCCCCTTATGACAACCGTTATGGTTCGTTGGTCATTGGATACAAACTGTTAGGCTTAGTGGAGCGGTTCGTTCGACTCTTCTGCTTTCGCTAATCGTTTCTGGATTTCAGCAGCGACTTCCTCCGCTGTTCGTTCTGTCGTCACTTGCTCAACCTTGTCGCTGAACAGTGCAACCGTCCTACCCAGCAACTGCGCCGCGGTTAGTTGGGCTTGCGTCGGTTCGTCTCCCGTCGTTGGATCTATGCCATCCTCAGTCCAGCGTCGAAGCTTACCCACGACAAGCTCTCTGTCCGTGACCGCCTTGCGGGAAATGGCCCGATGCTTTTGCTCCGTTATCTGATCAACCCTTGCGGTAACCTTGGGGTTCTTCATCAACCGACTCGCCTCACTATGCACCGTCGAATCCTTGCCACTGCTGTTGAATGCTTGGCGATACGCTGCCGACTGATCATTGCCCCCAGCGATTAACTGTGCGAAGTGCTCCTGCTTTGGTGTGAGTTTGTCTGCCATCGCCGACTCCTGATCAAAACGCCATTGTCATTTGCCTATATAGGTACAGCAAACCCACGCCCCACATACCATAGCCTGTATCAATTGATAAGCTCCTATCGATAGGAACAAACAATGTAAATAATTCCCCTCATTGGTCGTTGTACACTTGACATGGTATCTCCCAACCCTAAAATCAGCTCATCTTATAATTAAACGCAAACAGGAAAACCTAATGACCAAGACATACACCTCACGCACCTCCGTAGTATTCGACACCGCTACCAGCATTCACGAGATGAAGAACATGCGGGAACGCGCACAGTTTGAAGCGTTCAACCCTCACGGCTTGTTAGCTGAAAAGAAGCGCAACGACGACATCATTGAGAAGCTAGTTGATGACGGCGTTGTACCCGTTGGCTGGTCATTGGCGTATGGGTTCGCCTCAGGCGATGACAAGCAGTTGCGTAAATTGGCACTCAAGAATCGCGTCACGGGAAGTGATTTGAGGTGGGCGCAGTCAATGATGCAGCGACACATACAGCGTCAAGAAGAAAAAATTGCAGAAGTAACGGAGGTATAACCCATGATCGCAACGTCCACCACCACCGCAAAGGCCACTGCTCGTGCAGTGCGCCTATGGATTGAAGGCGCGAAGCTCAACGCAGCGGGATTCACTCCCGACACCGCCTACTATGTTTTCTCACAACTACGGGACGGTGCGTTGGTCTTGATGATCGACACCGACAGTGACCGCCGAGTGACCAAGGCGATGCGTAATGGTAAGCCTCGCCCGATCATTGATCTGCACTCAAAAGAGGTAGCAGAGACATTCCCAGCGGGAACCAAGGTGCGAGTCGAATATCACCCCAACAAAATAATCTTCACGAAGGAGTCCTAATATGAACGCAACCTATACCCAAGGCGACGGCAAATGGCACAGTGAGTACAAGGCGCAAGTCAAAACCATGCCCACCGATTCACTGCGCTATGTGATCGAAGACTGCCGCAACGCTATCGAAGCATTGCCTGAGAATCCCAAGTGCGAGCAATACATGGACGAGATCCACTACTGCGCCACAGAATTGCGTATCCGCGACGAGTTAGCAGCACCCCATGACAACGCCGTCAAAGCGCAGATGCGACTGCATGCCGCGATATGCGACAACCCGACGCACCGTCACATCGCCGCAGCGCAAGACCAGTTCGATATTGCAGAGCAAGCCTACGATGTCGCCGACTATGCGCGGTGCTCCGATGCTTGCCATGTTGGGCTTACAGTGCTGGGGGTGAAGTAATGCAGTTAATCGCAAACATTCTGTTTGGGCTGGGCATGCTGGCAGTGTCGCTACTGCTGATCACGTCAGGACTATTCCTGACTCATGCCTACTACATCTCACCAGAGGGAGCGCATTGGATATTTTCCTTCGTCGCACCCGCATTCATCCTGCAAGGCTACGGCATGGTTGTGGTCTGGGTTCTACAGATTCGAGGAGATATCTAATGGAGACCATCGAAACATATCGCGTGACTGAAGGCGATGATCGCCGCGAGTTCACAAACAAGTTCGACGCGCTGCGCTATGCGGTGCGGTCTGAGGGCATGAACGAGGTGTCACTGTGGCACCACACTGGCGAACGGTTAGCCAATGGCTTTGCCTACAAAGGCGAGGACAGTCTCAAGATGGTAGACCGTGTCGTGCTGAACGCCAACGCTGACCACCCTTGGCTTACGCTGTATGGCGAGGCGTGGAACCGTCTTGCAGAAGCCGTGGCGACAGACATTGCTAGGGGCACGGGCTTGTATCTTGATGGCCTAGAGTGTTGGCAGAACGCTCAGCAGTACATCGACAGAGCAGAACAACATATGACCGACTCAGGACTAAAACCAGGAGCTTACCTATGAAATTCACGGCAGACAAAAAACTGAAGGCTAACGCATATGTACTTAGCCAGTACTCAAAGATCGACGGGCACACTCGGACTGTCGGGGTTTACCCGACAATGGAACGTGCCGAGCAATCAAGGGCGAAGCAAGATGAAATGTGGCCCCAAAGTAACAACAGCATCACCGAAACAACGTTGTATGACGCAGCAGATCTAAAATTTTACATAGACTAAACAGGAGTAACCAATGAGCATCACAGAAGACACATACTGGAACCACCGAGGACGGTATACAGACAAGGCTAACAAGCTCGACAAGCTACTGCCGAGGACGGGTGAGGTGGAGAACGCCGAACAGAGACCAGAGCTTGAGCGGTTCCGCGCTGCGAGCAACGCCTACTACGATCTTTTCAACAACGGTGGCTGCAACATGCAGTCGGAGATCAAGAAGCTCTTCTTCCTTAAATACGAAAAGATCGACGGGAATTACGACGAGTCTACTTGCCCCCACTGTGGGTGCAGTTGCCCAGACTTCGATGAAGACGATGATGTGTGCGACGAGTACCGCATGCATGGCGCACCTATGCCACCAACCCCGTACACAGACGAGCAGATATACGCGAGGACTGAGCCAGTGATGGACAGAATCATTCTCGAAGCATTCGAGGCGGAGTTCACCGATGAGGAGCAAACAGCATGAGCAGTTTCGACAACAAACAACAGTGCGATTCGTGCGGCGGATATTTCCATGAGCGCAGCATGACATTCGATTCAAACCGAGCAGTGTGCTATTCGTGCCGCGACGAACAAAACGACGAGGGTGCAAAAGCCTTTATGGCTCGCGTTGCTGACAACGGTTACCACGTCATCCAAACCGGCGGGGGATGCACCGCCTTCGCAAAAAGAATTGGTCTCACCGACATCATGGTCACTCAGGACGCCAGCCATGAGATATATGAGGACAACATGTCCGACGTTGGAGTGGTCATTGGCGTCTACCCTGATGAACTCGAAGGACAACATCTGTTCTTCGTCAACCCAACTCACACCAACTGGGACATGATCTATGGGCTGGTTGAGCAAGCCGAGAATGTCGCCAAAGCACTTGATGACATACAAGCGTTCCAAAAAATCGAAGCCTAGGAGGCCACTACAATGAGCGATGCCAAAATGACCGAAACTATCTTGCAGACCGCAACTGACCTCACAGTGGGCGTGATCGGTGCCTACCTTGACCTAGAGTTACGGGGTCAAAAGCCCAATGGCTTTGACGAAGACGGCTATCCGATAGTCCACGATCTAGGCGCACCGACTCCCCTTGAGGACGCGATACACGCGCTCACCGAGTGGGCACTCAACTGGCGCGATCTAGGTGAACCCCCCAAGGCAAAGAACGAGGCCGAGTATGCGCTGGCACTCCTTCACAGAGTGCAAGACAAGTATGCGCCAGACGAGATGCGGGGGCTGAAATACTCCGACTACCTTGATACCTGGTTTTTGCCGATTTGCGATCCTCACACCAGCGAAGGGATGATGGCCCAACTGAAGAAGACCGCCCCCTTCTTTGGGTTTAGCGACGAAGACATTCTTGAGATGTGGGTGTTCCTGCAAGAACTCAAGGTTGCACCAAGCAACAACCAAGCGTAACATTCAAACCATAACTACTAACCAATAAGGGACAACCCATGAAAGCAGAACTTAAAAAGCAGATCGTTGACCAGATCATTGAGATAGTCGGCGAGGGCGGATCTTTTCAAGCAGGATTCTCCACCCTAACCGCAATGCCCACCAACGCGCTCACGGGCGACAAGTACCGTGGATTTAATGCCTTTTGGCTGGGCTTCTTTGGATGCACCAAGGTGGCTACGCTCAAGCAGTGGGCGCAACTGGGCTACAACTGCGCCGGACTAGGTGAGAAGGGTAAGAACGTGGGCTTCAGAA